GGAAGTTTTTGAATCGTTGGACTGGATGTTTTGTGTGACTCAGAAACTAGCGTTTTGTCAATTCATTCGGGTAATAGAATGTACTTTGAATGCTGTTGAAGGAGAATATCGAGGACGTATTGATGCGAATGCTGAGGCTGGTTTTCCGTTGGACATGCCAATTGAGGCCGAAACTCAGTGGCGGCAAGCCGTTTTCGATTTGATGCAAGAAGGAGTTTACTTAACTCCAACGGAGACGTCTGGTTTGGCTAATGTGGCTGTGGGACGAATCGTGAGAAGACAGGCTCCCATGGAGATGTTTGCGGAAGTTGGTGAAGTATATGCAGACAAATTCATGGAGACTACCCAGGCTGTGCGATATGTGTATGAGAGAATTCAAGAAGATTTCCAACAGGAATTTATTGAATTGGCTCAACACCTGGAACCGAGGACTTATCGTTATGGAGGTGACTTTGTGACAGAACTCCAACATTGCCAAAATAAGAATGGTTGGCTGTCTAAGGCAGTTGGCTATTTTAAATGGCGTGTTGGTTTTACTCGAACCCTGAATTGGAATAGGCGTATTAATGAGGCACGGGCTCGAACAGAGCTTGTGGCACAAAGATATGCTGATAGGACTAAGGATTTTATTGAACGACATGGAATGATTTTGACGGCTCTTGGCGTTATTACCGCAACATTGGGGGTTGCCTATTTGGCTTTCTACCGAAAGGTGGAAGAACCAAAGATAGTGGCTCGAGAGATGAGTGTGCAACAGAAGAGTGAGATTCCAGAGGAATACAATGAGTATGAACAGTATTATCTGGAAGAACTTGATTCATATGTTGTGATCATCAAGGATGATATGTTGGCGAATGGTCAAAGTTTTTCAATTTCATCGAGCACAACTCGTTTGTGTTTTATGACTGAGAGCTACTTTGACGCTGCTTGCGAACTTGAGAAGAGTCGCGGAGATAAGTTAACATCAGCAAGTGAGATCAAACAAGTAAAGTGTGGTTGTTCTCGTGAGACTGGCCCTAGTAAAACTTTGCAACAGACCGTGAAGTATGAAGCTGAAAAAGTACGAGAGGCTTTTCGTGAGACTGGACCTCAGAAGGACGCCGCGCAGGCACGTAAGTATGAATCTGGTCCACAGAAGAATATCGTGAATACTGTGAAACTTGAAACTGGCCCGGTGAAGGAAGTGAAAACAGCTGTGAGGTTTGAAAATGCTGCTTCTGTTGTTCGAGAAAGTTGGCATAGTACGCAGGCCTCAGAGCTGAGCGCTAAGGTGCAGGATAATTATGGTTGGATCTGTGATGAAAGTGGATCTAAGGTAATATGTCCTGTCGTGAACATTGTTGGATCTTTCGCCATTGTTGTGAACCATTATTGGGAAGCAGTCCCAGAAAAATTCACTTATGCCCCACCGCGCTGCAAGGTGGGAAAATATCATTTTACTAAGCAGCAAGTATTCGTAAAGAACGTGAGACGAATGCCAGATCGACCTTCAGATGTGACACTTTTGCAATGGCCCCGTGTCGTGCCGAAGTGTCCTAATATTCTGAAAAATTTTGTGACAAAGAAGGAGTTGAGCGACTTGAAGTTGAAGAAGTTTGTTTTGGTTTCCCCAGGGCTTCGACAGATTGGAGACGATCAACACCAGTTCCAGTTCCACTTTAAACGTGGAACAGTTACCGCTATCAACGATGGAATGCGGTGCGGAGGTGGTTTGACTACTTGGGCCCTTGATATTGAATCGTTGGACTGTCCAAGTGCCCCGGGTGATTGCGGGGGCTTGTACATAGCTGATGAGAATACTATTAGGGGTAGAATTTTGGCCATGCACTATGCTGGTGGTGTTGAAACTGCAGGTGCAATAGGTCATATTCTTGTCTTTGAGGATTTTGAATTCATCTTGAAGGAGGAAGAGATTGAACGACAGAGCCCAGTTGGAGAGGAGGAGGCATTTGAACTACCTCTACAGGGTGTTATGCCTATGTATATGGTGGGTCGAGCTCCTTCCCAACCAACTGTGTCTGCATATGAACCTACACCTATTAAGGGCGAAGTTGATGATACCGAAATGGAACCTGTGAAATTGGGACGCATCCTTGAGGAAGGTGGTCCTGGTTTGAAGGGTTTGCAGAAAGTTACTGGTCCTGTGAAATCTTTGGATCCAGTGCTTTATGAGAGAAGTGTTCAGTCTTTTTCTGGGGTGGCCTTTTCTGGAACGTCACATCTGGAGATTGAGAAACGAGTGTTGACGTTCGATGAGGCTGTTCGAGGGGTTGAAGGAACGGATTTTGTTCGAGGCATTAATCGAGCAAGATCCCCTGGATATCCTTGGATGATGGAACGAGGCGGAACTACTGGAAAACGCAAGTGGTTTGGATCGACCGAATGGGAATTGGGCGAAAGCGCTAAACCTGTTCGGGAGGCCGTTGAAAAGAAAATTCAGCAGTGTAAAGAGGGCATATGGGAACCTGTTATCTTCGTTGACACATTGAAGGATGAGTGTCGACCAAAAGGTAAGAAGACCCGTGTTTTCTCAGCAGGACCAATGCATTTCACAATTGCATTTAGAATGTTTTTCCTTGGTTTCGTTAGTTATCTTATGCGAAATCGAATTCACAATGAAATTGGCGTCGGAATACAGGCGCAATCAATGGATTGGCATCACTTGGCTCTTCGTCTTCAGCGAAAGGGACCGGCTATTGTGGCTGGTGATTTTTCTGATTACGATGGAAACTTGCATCCTGAGTTTCTTTGGGCCTTTTGTGATATGGCCAATCGATGGTATTCTGATGGGAACGACCTCATCAGAAAAACTCTGTTTTGCGATATTGTTCATTCTTGGCATTTAGCCGGAAACTATGTTTATGGGTGGACACACTCACAACCCTCTGGTAATCCGGTTACGTCGATAGTGAATTCTGTTGCAAACTCTATTATGTGTCGTTACGTGTTTTATCTTCTTGAGGCACAGCAAGAAGAGCATTATAATTTCAATACAGCTGTGCAAATGATATCTTATGGTGATGACAATGTACTCAATATTCGACAAGATGTGCTACCTTGGTACAATCAGTTGACTATGAGTAAGGCGTTTGAGACTATTGGAATGACATACACCGACGCCAATAAAGAAGAGGTGCAGCGTGAGAATATCACTATACACGAGGCATCTTTTCTTAAACGTGGTTTTAGGTTCCATAATGATATTTGGCTTGGACCCTTGGAGCGTAAGTCGATCAATAATCGACTCGAATGGCAAAAACGAGGAATGGATCGAGATACCTTGATTGAGAATGGAAGAGCGGCCATTGCCGAGTGGGCTCTCCATGATTCGAAAGACTTTCAACATTGGAAAAAGCGAATACAGGACGTTTTCTTGGACAAGTTGAATGTGAATGTCGAAGCTTATTCACAGGAATTCTACATTGCTCAGGTTCGTGCAGGGAAGTATCCACAGATATTTCCAGGACTTGAATACATCTGACTCGGACCCCAGACGTGGACGCGAGTGTGGTTTGTTGTAAATATTTTTGAATTGCCAATTATTTTCTTTACAAATACCATTATAAAAATTATTATTATTATCATACTAACAAAAATAATCATGTCCGAACTAACAAATACTACTAATGAACAATCAAAACAAGCAGCGGACTCGCTGACAAAAATTATTGAGGAGGATCCTCATGATATTATTCATTTTATTGATGCTGGATCTAAGGCTGAAGACATCAAGAGTTTCTCTGAGGTGCAGACTGTCAACAACGATTCAGAGATTCGATCTATTGGGAAGCTTCTTTCCCGCCCTGTGAAGGTCAATTCCTTCACTTATTCTACAGATAATGCAGTTGGACAACCCGTCTTCCAAATGGATCTTGGAGACGCCTTGAATGCAATGCCGCTTGCTCGCAAGTTGGATTGTTTTTATGGCTTTCGAGCTACGCTTTGCTGTGAGATTCGGGTTAATCCACAACCTTTCCATACTGGTGCATTTCAAGTTGCCTATATACCTCCGGCAGCTCTCCATACTGTGGACACAGCTGGTGTTCTTGGCAATTATCGGGAACTCAACAGTCGTATAGATGTGGCCTCTATTCCATTTATGTCGGGCCTGAGTGACTGTACTATTTTTAATGTGGCTAAGCAGACCACACTTAAAATCAAGCGACCATATAAGTGGATTTATGATTATTGTCCGCTCAACAATCTCAATCTTGGGGTGATATTTCTACAATCCCTATCTCCCCTTGGATCGACTGTGGCAGACGGTATAGAAGGATCCTTCTACTTTTGGTTGGAGGATCTCGAAATTATCGGTTCAGCCGCACAAACTTTTCCCTTTACTCAGTGGTATTCCTACACTCATACAGGTGGTAGTACTATGGGTGTTCAGGTTGAACGTCAGGGACCGTCTCAGAAGGCGGAGGCATCATCGAAGTTGTCTGTTTCTTCTGTTGCGAAAACAGTGTCCAATATATCTGGGGCACTAACGAAGATACCTTTTGTCAGTGACATTGCTGGCCCTGTTTCTATGGCAGCTGATGTCGTTTCAAATGTGGCTGGCTTCTTTGGGTTCTCAAAACCATACAATCCAAAACCATTTACAAAAGTGAGTGAATTTAAATCACATGGAAAATTGAATACGGATGGTCTTTTCATGGGACATAAGCTCACTTATAACGAACATGCAGAGGTTGAAACTTCTCCATTGGGATTGGTTCCGGAGGACGAAATGGCTGTGTCTTATGTGGCACAAAAATGGACTCGTTGGAACTGGTTCGCTTGGGATGTGGCTAATTCTGCAGGCACCCAACTGGTGGGATGGGAAAACTCACCAGGTAGATATGAAAATCTGGTTTCTCCATATTGGGGAGCTGATATTCGTGCTACTACTTATCTTTCCTATTTGTCGCATATGTTCGCTTATTGGCGAGGAAGCATCAGATTTCGGCTTCATTTTTTGGCAAATCAATTTTATTCTGGTCGATTGCGTATTGTGTATGATGTTGCTGGTGAGCTTAATGCGACTCAGGCATTTGAGAGATCAAGCGAGATGTACTCGGTTGTCTTGGATATTAAGGATGCCAATGAGCAGGTGATAGAGCTTCCTTATATATCTCAGGCTGATTGGGCTCCATGTCACGAAAATCTCAATCGGTACTCGACCAACCGTTTCCCTGGGGTTCTTCGGATTTACGTGGAGAACGAACTTCGAACAAATCCAAACTGTCCTTCGGCTATTTATGTTTGGATTGATGTTGCTGGTGGTGATGATATTCAATTCGCAGTGCCCGTGCATCACAAGAACACTGCACCCAATTCTATTGTGGCTCCAATTGTTCCACCTGCACAACAGCAACAAAAAGATGAAACACCATATGATGAGACGGATATTGGTGTTAATATCAATCGAGAAGCGCCTGAGAATGTGCTTCGACTTGCAAATGATGAGGTAAGAGACAAACCTACTATTCGATCTATGATAGATCCAGTTGTCTCTCTTCGTCAACTTACGCGTCGTTATGAACCCCTTGATAGAAATATCATAGCTGGTGGATTTAATCCATGGGCTAGTGAGACAACAGATGTGAATTTCTACAATTGGGTGAAGCGACTTTATGCTTACTCTACTGGCGGCATGCGAATTTGGCAACCAACACCTTATGGGACAGATGCTGATCGTGCTTTTCTTTATCTCGCACCACATTATGCCACCTACAAGTTTGCGTCTGATGTTCTAACTGATATGATTGCTGTCACTCAGATTAGACCAGCAAATGGAGATCTCATGGAATATGAGATTCCTTATTACAATGCCTTTCCTCGAGTTGCTCATCAAGATCAAAATTTTGTCTCTTCAGAGAATTTTGCTTTTCGAGCTGGCATTCATTCACCATTGACACGTTTTGGATTTCAAGGAGCTGCTAGTACTCTTTATGCAGCAACTGCTGATGACTGGAATTGTGGATATTTACTTGGCCCCCGCTGGATTTGGTCTCATAACAATTTTACATTGGATAACGAGGCTCGAACTGGTCCTGGACCGGCTATTATCTTTAATTGACAATTCAGCCCCCAAAATACTATTTTTCTTATTTTATCCGTATCATATCTTAATCAAGCTTTAAAACTTTATTTCGTTATCATATAGTAACCTTAAGAGCACGCGTTTTAAAAACGCAACCGTGTGCCCATCGTAAATACGATGTAGAGCGTTCAAGAACTTTCATTCTTGTCCTATTACTAACCAAAGTATGCTCTGTTTCAGTGATTCCTAACCAAAGGGCCCTATAACCCGATTTACGTG